GAACGGTAAGAGCGCGCCGCACATCTGGCTCTACGAAGCCAATAAATTCCAGTCGGTGAACGGAAGCGCCCGCCAATTGGCGGAAGGGAAGTTTTCCAAAGAGTCAGATGTAACCGTCGTGAAGCTGCCTTTGCCAAGCGACATCAATGTTGGTTCGGCGGTGGAGGCCTTCGCTAAAGGCTGATCCCCGCTCCTCGAAAAAGCCTCGCACTCGCGAGGTTTTTTTATGCCCGGGAGTTGATCAATGAAGTTGAACCCGATTGTTGCCCATCTCAAGGCGACATGCCCGACCTATGCCGGTCGGGTTGCAGCCGGTATCGATTGGGACGCTGTTGCGGAGACTGCCAAGCTCCCCATGCCGGCGGCATACGTGATTGCAGCGGCAGATGCCGCAGCGCCCAGTAAGGCACAGAACGCTGTGATACAGGAAGTCACAGACCAGTTTGCCGTTGTGGTTGTGCTGGACGCCGGGGATGAACGGGGGCAAGAGGCCAACGATCAGTTGCACGACTTGCGTTCAGAACTATGGCGCGCTCTGGTGGGTTGGAAGCCTGGCCCGGAGTACACGCCGATCGAATACGACAAAGGTGCGCTGGTTTTCGTCAGTCGTGCCCGAGTCATCTACCAATACCTTTTTACCGCCGAATTCCAGATCGGCCGCAATCGATCGGACCAACCTCCAGAGACCTGGCACGAACTGGAGCTAGACGGTCTGGCCAATTTCACGGGCGCGAACATCCGCATGGATTGCATCGACCCGGCAGACCCCAACCTGAAACGCCCCGGCCCGGACGGGCGCATTGAAGTCCAATTCACTGGAGACGTAAAACCATGACCAAGCGCATCACTGTGGCGCCGGCCTCTGGCCGCTCTGTGCCCGACCCGGAGGCGGGCGACCTGTTGCCCGTTGAGGGCCGGGAAGTCCCCAACAATGCCTGGTGGCGCCGTCGCCTGGCTGACGGTGATGTCACCACCAAATCCACCAAGGCCGTTACAGCGGCGAAACCCGAGGACGGCAAATAATGGCCATCGGATTCAGCAACATCCCCGCCGATATTCGTGTGCCGCTGTTCTATGCGGAGATGGATAGTTCGGCGGCAAACAGCGCTTCGAGCGCGATGCGACGCCTCATCGTGGCCCAGGTCAATGACGACGCCGAGAGCGAAAGCATCGGCAAGCTGGTGCTGGTCTCCAGCCTGGCGATCGCAAAGAGCATTGCCGGACAAGGTTCGATGCTCGCCGCGATGTACGAGGCCTGGCGCAAGGTCGATCCGATCGGCGAAGTCTGGTGTCTGCCGCTGCAGAACGAAACCGGTGAGACTGCTTCGGCGACCATCACCATTACCGGTGCCGCTACCGAGGCTGGCCTGCTGAATCTGTACGTCGGCGGCGTGCGCGTGCAGTCGGTGGTTGCATCGGCGGCCACCCCGACGATTGCTGCCGCTGCGCTGGCCGTGAAGATCAACGCAACGCCAGATCTGCCCGTCACTGCTGCAGCCGCTGGCGGCGTGGTGACGCTGGCCTGCAAGTGGACCGGCGAAAGCGGCAATGACATTAGCATCCAGATGAACCGCCTCGGCAAGTCCAACGGCGAATCCACGCCTGCTGGCTTGACCGTGGTCACCACGGCAATGACCGCGGGCGTCGGTGCGCCGGATGTCGTCGACGCACTCGCCGCGCTGGGTGATGAGCCCTTCGAGTTCCTGTGCCAGCCGTGGTCTGACACGACCACGCTGAATGCCTGGAAGGACGCGATGGATGACAACACAGGGCGCTGGAGCTGGGCCAAGCAGCTGTTCGGCCATGTCTACACCGCCAAGCGCGGCACCATCGGTACTCTGGTCGCGGCCGGTCAGGTGCGCAACGATCAACACATGACCATTCAGGCCGTCGAATCCAGCGTGCCGCAATCCGTATGGGTGGTGGCGGCATCGCTTGCGGCTCGCACGGCGGTGTTCATCTCTGCCGATGCCAGCCGCCCAACGCAGAGTGGCAGCATGCCGGGCGTCGATCCGGCGCCGGCCAGTGATCGTTTTACTCTCACTGAACGCCAGTCGCTACTGAACTACGGCATTGCCACTGCGTACTACGAAGGCGGCTACGTGCGCATCCAGCGCTCGATCACCACCTACCAGAAGAACGCCTATGGCCAGGCCGACAATTCGTACCTGGACAGCGAGACCATGCACCAGTCGGCGTTCATCGTCCGGCGCATGCAGAGCGTTATCACCAGCAAGTACGGCAGGCACAAGTTGGCCAGCGACGGAACCCGCTTCGGCGCCGGTCAGCCGATCGTCACGCCGGCGACCATCCGTGGCGAGCTGATCGCGCAGTACGCCAAGCTCGAGCTGGAAGGCCATGTGGAAAACGCCGATCTTTTCGCCGAGCACCTGGTGGTCGAGCGAGATCTCAATGATCCGAGCCGGGTCAACGTGTTATTCCCGCCTGACTATATCAACGGCCTGCGCATCTTCGCGCTGCTCAACCAGTTCCGCCTCCAGTACGACGAAGCGGCGTAACGCTCAACTGAACAACCAGCCCGCCCAGTGCGGGCTTTTTCATTCTGGAGACAAAGACCATGGGCGAAAAAGTAGCCGGCACCGCGTACGTCAAAGTAGACGGTGAGCAGCTGAGCATCACGGGTGGCGCGGAAGCCCCGTTGATGGATAAAAAACGCGAGACGATTTATCCCGGTTATTTCAAGGAAGAAGAGCTCGCGCCTTACCTGAAGATGACCGCGCTGATGCCGCAGGGTTTTCCGATCAAAAAGCTGGCCAACGGCCGCGACATGACGGTGACTTGTGAATTCAACAATGGTCGTGTCTATGTGCTGTCGGGGGCGTTCATCGTCGACGAGCCTTCTTTCAAGGGCGACGACGGCACACTTGAATTGCAATTCGATGGCGTTAAAGGGAGCTGGCAATGAGTGATCTGGTGAAGTTGCAGGTGGCGATCGAGGCTCACGGCGAGCCGGTGACCGAGTTGACCATGCGCCGTCCGACGGTACAGGAAGTTCGAGCCATCAAGGCGCTGCCGTACAAGATCGACAAAAACGAAGAAGTCAGTCTGGACATGGACGTGGCCGCGAAATACATCGCTGTCTGCGCTGGCATCCCACCGTCCTCGGTCAACCAGTTGGATCTGGCAGACCTCAACGCGCTGAGCTGGGCGGTGGCCAGTTTTTTCATGAGTGCGGCGTCGACTCCATCAGCGACCTGATTGCCGTTGCTTATGACCTGGCGTGGTTCTGGAAAACGGATCCGGAATTGATGTTGGCTCGACCGCTCGACGTGATCCGCGAATCCATGGAGCACGCGCAACGAATCAATAGAATCCAGCAGGTGCAGTGATGGCGGATAAATTCCAGCTAAAGGCGTTGATCACCGGCGTCGACAAGCTGTCGCCGATGCTGGGCGGCATCCGGAAAAAAGTTGCGGGCTTTCGCAAGCAATTGGAAGGCTCGGGGCTCGGCAAGATCAGTTTTCAAGATGTGTTGCAGGGTGGGGCGTTTGCTGCCCCATTCGTTGCGGGAACCAAAGCCGCGATTGAATTCGAGTCATCCATGGCCGATGTGAAAAAGGTGGTCGATTTCGACACGCCTGAGCAGTTCAAGGCCATGGGCAAAGATGTGCTTGATCTGTCCGAGAAAATGCCGATGGCGGCGAGTGGCATCGCCGCTATCGTCGCCGCTGGCGGGCAGGCTGGTTTCGCCGCCGGCGAGCTGCGCCAGTTCGCGGAAGACGCCGTGAAGATGGGTATCGCGTTTGACCAGACTGCCGAGCAGTCGGGTGAGATGATGGCCAAGTGGCGGACGTCGTTCAAAATTACGCAGCCAGAGGTTGTAAAACTGGCGGACCAGATCAACTACCTGAGCAACACCGGGCCATCCTCTGCGGCGCAGATTGCCGACATTGTCACCCGCATTGGCCCTCTGGGGAAAATTGCGGGCCTGGCGTCCGGGCAGATCGCAGCGATGGGCGCAACGCTTGCGGGCGTGGGGGTGCCGAGTGAGGTCGCGGCGACTGGCCTGAAGAACTTTATGCTGGCACTGACCAAAGGGAAGGCTGCAACGAAGGAGCAAACGCAAGCCTTCAAGTCGCTCAGATTGGACGTGAAGAAAGTTTCCGAAGGCATGCAGAAGGATGCTCAGGGAACGATGCTTGATGTGCTCGAGCGCGTTGCGAAAGTTGCACCTGAAAAGCAGGCGGGATTGCTGACTCAGCTCTTCGGATCTGAATCAGTTACAGCAATCGCTCCGCTTCTGACGAATCTAGATTTGCTGAAAAAGAGCTTCGGCGACGTTTCGGCAACCACGAAGTTCGCCGGCTCGATGAACAAGGAATACGAAGCCCGTTCGGCGACGACGGCGAACGCCTTGCAGCTGATGCGCAACCGAGTCACCCGACTTGGCATTGAGATCGGCAACGCATTGCTGCCGCCGCTCAACGAAATCATGACGCTGATGGGGCCGATCGTGAGTCAGATCTCGGAGTTCGCCGCGGCCAACCCCGGTCTGGTCAAGGGCATCCTCGGCGCCGGCCTTGCCTTCGTCGTGCTCAAGTTGGCGGTGATGGGCAGCATCGTGGCCATGAAACTGTTCGACACCGCGACGAAGGTTTCGGTTGTTGGCTGGGTGATACGCGGACTCGCGCTGGCGGCTGGCCTGCTCATCGCGAACTGGCAGAAGGTGGCGCCGTTCTTCTCTGCCCTCTGGAGCCTGATCAAGGCAGTAGCCCAGCGCGCCCAGTTGGCGTGGGAAAAATTCACCCAGGCCAGCCCGGTTCTCGCGAAGAGCTTGATGGGCGCGGCTGCGGGCTTCCTTGCGATGCGAGTTGCAATGATGGCCGCAAATGTCGCCGGCAAGATCTTCAGCGCCACGCTGTTTGTGGTGCGCGGGGCTGTGCTTGCCGCGACGGTGGCGACCCGGATATTCAACCTGGTGGCCAAAGCTAACCCGTTCATTCTGATCGCCAGCCTGATCGCGATGGCTGCCGGCGCTTTGATCGCGAACTGGGAACCTGCGCTCCAGTGGTTCAAGGATGCGTGGGACAAGATCAGCGGGTGGGTGAAATCGATCATGGGCGCGTTTGGCATGGTGGGCGACGCCGGCATGGATGGTGCGGTGAATAGCGCAACCAATGCCGTCAACAACCTGACCATGCAAGTGGCACCCGCGCGCGCCGGTAACGGCGACGGCACATTGCTCCGGCCACGGCCGGAGGGGGAGCGCTGGTCGCCGCAAGGTGATTCGCTGGTTCAGAACGCCATGGCCGCCAGTCAGCCAAAGCTGCAGGGCGAGCTGGTGATGCGCTTCGAGAATCCGCCACCGGGCCTTCAGGTCGACAAGCCACACACCAATCAGCCGGGGTTGAACATCAAGCCCAACGTAGGCACCCGCACCGTGGGTGTGATGAGGCCATAAATGGATCAGACATGGCGTGATCAAATGCTGCCGGCGTCGTTCCGGGGGATCAGTTTCTTGATCCCTCAGGCTTCGGTGCCGGTCGGCATGAAAGTTCAGCTTCACGAGTTTCCTCAACGCGACGAGCCCTACGTCGAGCAAATGGGCAAACAGGCTCAGGTTCACCGGGTGGTCTGTTGGATCATCGGCGACGACTGTTTCGAGCGCCGCGACAAATTCATGGAGGCGTTAGAGACTCCTGGCGCTGGCGAACTGGTGCACCCTTGGTTGGGGCGCATGCAGGTCAAGGCAGGTGAAGCCGAGCTTACGCACGACTTCAAGCAGGGCGGGATGGCGGCTTTCGCGGTGACGTTCTACCCGGATCTTCCGCTGAAGTTTCCGACAGCGAAGGTCAACACCCAGCAGCAGGTCGTGAAGGCCTCCGATAGCTTGCTGGACTCCGCTCTGGCCCGGTACAAGTCGGCCATGGCGAAGGTGAATCAGGCTCGACTGGGACTTGCCCGTTTGCGCAACAGTCTGTCGGGTGTTTACACGGTAATCCAGCAGCAGTTCTCAACCATCATCGGCGCGTTCACGAACCTGACCGGTTTCGTCCAATCACTGATGAATGCTCCGGATTCGCTGTCGTCGCTGTTCTCCAGCTACTTCAGCGAGTTTTCGGTGGATGACTATCTCGGTGATGACTCCGGTTCGAGCTACCGAAACTCGGTGGCCACGGCCACGCAGCAAACCGAGGCCGTGGCCAGTATCAATACCGTCAGCGATTCAGGCGGTGTCGACGCGGCCGCGGCGTCCCAGGCTACGGCCAACCTGGTGCAGGATGCGCTGCTGGTTCAGGTAGCGCTGATCATCAGTGAAATGCCGGTGGCGTCTCAGCCGGTTTCAACTACCACGGTGTCTTCGGTAGAGCAGCAAGCCGTGCAGCCGATCGTGCGCCCGGAGGTTCCGGTAGCTGACGACGTTATTGAGTTGCGCGACAACCTCAACGAGGCAATCTTTCAGGCGTCATTGAAGGCCGATCCCGAACACTACATGGTGCTCAACACTCTGCGACAAACCATCGTCAAACACCTGACCGCCGTTGCGGAGTCGGGCGTGCGCCTGGTGGAAATCACGCCGCCTGAAACGCTGTCGGCGCTGGTGCTGGCTTACCGCCGGTTCGGTGATGCCACTCGGGAATCCGAAGTAGTCCAGCGCAACCGTCTGCGTCATCCCGGTTTCGTCCCGGCCCGCCCGATCAAAATCGCCCAGAGGTAACCCATGGAAGACGTCAATGCTGTCAGCCTGACGGTTGATGGTCTGGATTACTCTGGCTGGAAATCGGTGGAGATCACTGCCGGGCTTGAGGATCAGGCCCGGTCATTCACCCTGAACATCACATGGAAGTGGCCAGGCCAGCCATTGCCTTTGCCGATTAAGCAGGGCGCCAAATGCCAGGTGAA